TCGGGACGCACGAATACCGGTGGAGCGATGTCGAATATGGCCCTAAGCACCTACAGCGAACTACAAACAACGATAGCTAACTATCTCTCGCGAGATGATCTTACTTCCGCGATCCCCGACTTCATCCAACTCGCAGAGATTCGACTCCGTAGAGATTTACGCTTGCGGCAAATGCTTACGCAAGCATCGGTTACGGCGACCGGTGGAGTCTCGACAATTAACCTCCCTAGTGACTTCTTGCAAGCAAGGGATGTGTACGTTGACTCTGACCCCGACTTCCCTATTACGTTCGCAACGCCGAGTATCTTCATTCGGAACGGTAGGACGAACGAAAGTGGTGTACCGGCTTTCTATACCATCATCGGGTCTACGATTCAGCTTGCCCCAATTCCTGACAGCACTTACACAATCAAGATCCTCTACTACGCCGCGCCTGCGTTTTTATCTACAGGAAACACGTCAAATCTCTGGCTTACGACCTGTCCGGACGCACTTCTCTACGCGTCACTAGGCGAAGCAGAACCTTACCTGATGAATGATCCTAGGCTGCAAACCTGGGGCACGCTTTATGATCGTGCAATCTTCGCGCTAACAAGGTCTGACGAAGAGAGCCAATACTCAGGTGTTCCGCTAACGATGATGGTGGCGAAGCGATGAGGGTGAACTTTGGCGAGTGGTTGCCGGATCAGCCTGGGGTTGCTGGCGCACTGCTTGACGCTAAAAATGTAATTCCTCAGCAGGTAGGTTACGGGCCTTTACCGTCGCCTTCTGAGTGGTCAAATGCTGCCTCTGAGACATTAAATTCTGTTGCTGCCGCGTCTGCTCCTGATGAAGCGGTTACTGTTTTTGCTGGCGGTGATACCAAATTATTCAAGCTAGGAACAAACCTAAACCTTACGGACATATCTAAGTCTGGTGGCTATACAACCCCATCGGATCAGAAATGGCGGTTTACCCAGTTTGGCAACCGAGTTATTGCGGCTAATGGCGGTGCAAGACTACAGGGCTATCTCATGGGTTCGTCTACGGTTTTTGCAGACCTTGGTGCTGCCGCGCCAAAGTCTCGATATGTAACAACGGTCAGAGATTTTGTAGTTGCAGGCTTTAACAATGGGGCAACGATTTACCCTAATCGCGTGGAGTGGTGCGCGTTGGGTGATGAAACAGACTGGACACCTGCCGCAACAACACAATCTGACTATCAGGACATCCCTGATGGCGGGCATGTGAAAGGTTTGACAGGTGGTGAGTACGGTCTTGTGTTTTTAGATCGTGCGATTTCGCGCATGTCATACGTTGGAAGCCCGCTTGTGTTTCAGTTTGACACGATTTCAAGGGGGTTAGGCTGCATGGAGCCTAACTCGATCATTCAGTACGCGGGATCTAGTTTTTTCCTCTCTGATGACGGGTTTTACGTCTGTAACGGGCAAGGCGTAAAGTCAATTTCGGTTGAAAAGGTAGATAGGTGGTTTTTTAACAACGTCGACATTGCACAGTTATCTACGATGTCCGCTGCTATTGACCCGCTTAAGAACCTCGTTATCTGGTGTTTTAAGACGGTTAGTCAGACTACCGCGCTTTTGATCTACAACTTTAACCTCGATAAGTGGTCTTACGGCGAAGCGAATGTCGATACCATTGCTTCGTCTACTGCTATCACAACAACATCGTCGTCCGGTCTTACGCTAGAGCAATTAGACGCTTATGGAAGTATTGACAGCCTACCTGCTGGCTTAGACTCTTTTGGGTATACGGTTACCGCTTCGCTTCTTACAGGTACGCTAGGCCAAAAGATTGTGGCCTTTTCTGGTTCTGCTTTGACAGCAAACATTGTCACGCCAGACCTATCCTTAAACGACATGCCTTCAGTGATGACATTAGTAAGGCCTATCATAGACACAGGCACTTGCGCGGTGCAGGTCAACTCTAGACGCAGGCTTAACCAGCAAACTGACTTTACGGGCTCAACCTACTCGTCAAACAGCGATAACCGTATAGGTTTAAGGTCTGCCGGAACCTACCATCGTATTAAAGCTATACCTTCTGGCGTTTGGACTTCTGCCGTAGGTCTAGACGTAACAATTATCCCGCAGGGTATGCGATGATCTTTCGCACGCTACCTCCTTTTGGTGGCGACCAAAGAGCCGTTGCTGAAATTGTCCGTGGCATTATGGACGGTAAGACCAACAACACCGGAACGGTAACGCTTGCCACAGGAAACGCCACTACAACCACGATTACAGACGCGAGAATAGGGGTAGAAAGCAAGATCATCCTTGTCCCTTACTCTGCTAATGCCTACGCTGATGCCGTCCCTTACGGATCGTTTTACGACCTTAACGACCAGTCTGCCGCTAACACAACGACGGCCTATGCGATTACGTTTTCCAACACCGATTTAACGAACAGCGTTTACCTCTCTAACTCAAGTCGGATCAATGTAAGGGCGGCAGGCAAATACAACTTCCAGTTCTCGATTCAGTTTGCTAACGATGACTCGCAGATCCAAGACGTAGACGTATGGGTTAGAAAAAACGGGGCTGATATTGCTAGTTCAAACTCAAGATTCTCGATTGACTCTAAGCATGGATCGGTAAAAGGCCATGTTATTGCTGCGCTTAATCTCTTTGTAGACCTTGCGGCTAACGATTACATCGAGTTGATGTGGGCTACAACATCAACACTTGTCATCATCGAGCATATCCCCACTCAGTCGAGTCCTACGCGTCCTGCGACTCCTTCTGTGATTGCCACGATGCAGTTTGTGGGCGGGTTTTCTAACGGTGGCGTGTATGTTTCGAGCGTGACGAACGGTTCTGCTGTGATTACGCATTTCCCAAATGCAACCTCTGACAAAACATACGGTTATGTGGTAATCGGATGAATGTGCAATACATCAAACAAGACGAGCTAAGAAATGTCTGGCAGTACATCAAGCCAGGGTTGGAAGTCATCCTTAAGAAGAGCCCAGAATCGTGGATACCTGAAGACATTTACTCGGACTGCTTTACGGGAAGATCACTTCTTTGGGTGTTTGTTGAGGATAACTCTGTTGTGGGCTTTGTTGTTTTGCAGCCTATCGGCGATAATTTGCATATTTGGTGCGCTTATGGCAAGGGAGATAGTCGTGCAGGCTTGGATCATGTTCTCGGCATTGCGAGAAGTGGTGGCGCGAAAACTATCAGCTTTGATTCGTGGCGTAAAGGCTGGGATCGCAAGGCTAAGGCGTTAGGTTTTAGACCCCGTAAGTGGGTGAGAGAGGTTTAACATGGCTGGTGGTACGACAAACACGGTTACGAGAACCGAACTTGACCCGACAATGCGTCCTTACGTCCAGTACGGACTAAGCGAGGCACAAAGGCTTTATCAACAGGGTGCTCCTGAGTTCTACACGGGCCAGACCTATGTAGGCCCATCTCAGCAGACGCAGGCTGCGCTCTCTGCGATGCAGACGAGGGCTATGCAAGGCAACCCGCTTGTGCCTTTAGCGCAACAGCAGTTAGCAACGACGCTCGGTGGTTCTCGTGCTGAGACATTGGCAGGGGCAACAAGTCCCGTCTTAGCTAATACGGTTGCAGGTGGTTATCTCGGACAGAACCCGTACTACACATCTGCTTTGCAGCCTGGGTTCCAGGCAGCAACAACTCAGTACCAAGACGCAATCAACCAGATGCGGTCTCGCGCTTCTCAGGCTGGACGTTACGGGACTAACGAAGCCCTTATGAGTCAAGAGCAACGCGCACAAGGCGCACTTGCTAACGCTCTTGCAGGACAGGCTGCACAGTTGGGTTACTCCGGTTACGAGGCTGAGAGGGGCAGGCAACAACAAGCACTAGGCATGGGTCTGGATCTCTACGAAGCAGAGAGAGCTAGACAACAAGCGGCTATCGGTGCTGCTCCAGGCTTGGCCGCACAGGACTACACGGACATAGGACAGCTAGCGCAGGTTGGGCAGGCGGCAGAAGGCTACCAACAGGCAGCACTTCAGGATGCAATACAACGCTTTAACTTCCAACAACAGGCTCCTTACACGGCACTTCAGTCGTTTTTGTC